TACCAAGGATGTTGCATGACTTCTTCAATACTATGTGTTTTTAAACTATTCCACCCTGTATCATAAACTGCTAGTTTTTCTCTCAACTTGTTATTTTTAAATGTTGTATCCCATAAGAAACAGCAGGGCCACATGGTTAAATCACTAGCAATAAATATTTCACCTTCGTGTACATATTTGCATACAATACTGTTTAATACCTTTTCAGTTTTTTCCTTGTCTGCTTTTTTCTCATTGTATTCTTTTATAAACTTGTCTAAGTCATGTACTAGTGCTTTTTTACTGTGTTCTTTAGCACCAGTAGTGGTAATCTTTTTTGTTTCTTTTACAATCTTACCGTCTTGTTTTTTAGTAAGTTGGGCAACCCAGTCGTGATAGCTGTTACGCATACCTGTTCGTGTAGCAAAGTTAAAGTTCAAACGTTTTGCATGTTCTTCAGCAGTTGCTAGTTCATGTTCGTTGTGATCAAAAACAATGTAAATCCACGTAGCATGATTTGCAGGTGCTGCATCACTAAAGGCTTGCATATTTCTTTCTAATACATTCCATTTAGTGTTTACACGGTATATGTGATTTGTTTCTTTATGACCATCTGCGCAAAAATGTATGTGTATTTTTCCTGGGTATGCAGTAGCTACTTGCCCTAACCTTGTCCACCATTCTGTTGTTTGATACGCTCCGTTGGTGCTGATTTCGCAATAACCGCCGTTGTATACAAGCCATTCCATCATTTTTAAACAATCAGGATTGACTATAGGATCTCCTAATACACCACAAAACTTAAACTCTTTGCCATTAATATGTTCTCGTGTAGGAAACAAACGTTTTATATCTTCAAACGTGAATGATACTACTTCATACTTACCAACGTTGAGTGTACGAGCACATCCTGGACATGCTGCATTACAATCGCTTGTTATTTCAAGTTCTATTTTTTTAAGATTATTCATTTAAACTGACTTCCAAACGGATCAAACTCTTTGCCGCATTTCATTGAACATACTTTTAGTTTACCTTCTGATACACTTGCTTTGGTCCAACTATCTTCAATACTGTCAAATATGCCGGTTTCAAACACTGCACGAAGTCCATGTTTCTTTGCACTGATTGCATCTTTGCCGCCGGCTGCGTCAATAAAGTTCCATATCTGTTCTACTTGTGGTTTAGGATGCCACCATTTGTACATACGTCCGGCAGTCCAACAGCAAGGCAATGCTAGTCCTTCAGCTGTGATGAACAAGTTACCCTCGTCTTTTACTTTGCAGTGTATTTCGGCACGATCATAGTATGCATCCATTGTGCCGTGTTTTTCTTTTACTTTGTCATACTGTTTGATTGCAGCATTTTGATATTTTTCATCTGGTTTTTTAAGTTGTGCTGTTTCTTTACCTTTGCGATTAACTGCTTGATGCGAATCTTTCTTTTCGCTACTTGCAGTCATAAAGCGTCCGGTCTTTTTAGCAACAAAACGTTCAAAGCCCATTTCATTAGCAAGTGCTTCTGCTTCTTCTACTTGATGTTGATTATGTTCAAATATCAAAAAATCCCAACGTGCTCTACCGCCTGCTGCGGTAAATGCTCGCATACTACGTTCTACCGCAGTCCAGTTAACTCCCTGCCTATAAATATGATTAGTATCAGATAAGCCATCAACACTGAATATAACAGCCCCCATACGGCCAAAGGTATTAGCCAGTTCTTTCCACCATCCTTCATCTCTTGCTCCTGCATTAGTATTCATAGAAAGCCACATGTCTTTGTTGTGCTCTCTAAAGTATTGGAATATTTCTAATGTATCGCGGGCTACAATAGGGTCTCCTAAGTTGCCACACATGTACATTGTTTTAAGTTGTTTAATAAAATCTGGGTCAAAGATACGTTTACAATCTTCAAGTGTTAGTTCGCTCAAATCGATGTGGGGATTTATATCGCCGCCGTTTTGATTGCGATCACACATAGGACAACTTGCTTGACAGTTCTGTGTATTTTCCAAGTGTATTGTTTTTATGTTTTCGTACTTATACATCGTGTATCAACTTTACATCTTTCCCTGGGCCTGCTTTGCTAGGAAGATCGCCATACTGTTCTATGTACCATTCAATCACTGCTTTATACCAGTTGTGACTATTATGGTGTGCTTTTTTATTAAACTGCCAAATATTATTGTTTGTAGCTTGCATAGTACTTAGTGCCCTAGCACTTTCTTTTTGCAGTTCTCGAATAGTTAAATCATTTATATCCAATACGCATCCACCTATTGTATTTTTTTAAATCTAGTGACCCGCTGAATAGTTCAGTAGTCATCGGTGTTTTAACCGCAAACTCTTCTAATGATACACTACAGTTAACGTGTTCTTCTATTTCATAATAGTCGTTGTTTTGCATTATTACAAGTGTACCGTTGGGTATTTTATTATACCATTTACTAAAATCTTCAATATGTTCTGTGCTAGTGTTGATAACTGTGTTAGGAGTATCCCAGAGTGTTTCTGTAGTACCATCACTTTTTAATACATCGTAAATATGTTCTTCAAATCGTATTTCGTGTATGTTTTGTGTTACTGCCTTAAACTGCCAACCTTTAGAAACCCAAGGTTTATTAAATATTTCTGCAATCTTACGCACAGTTGGATCTATATCAAAACTTACTATTTTTTCTAACTTTATATTGCTTTCAAACATCATTGTAGCAAGTGTACCGTACCAGCCTGCACATAGGAATACAGTACCTAGTTCTATATCTAGTTTTTGTAGTTCATTTACTAACCACAGTTTACTTTCTAACTGTCCTCTACTAAAACAATCGTTGTCATAAGGTATTTCATCACGCATTAATGTTCGAAATGCATTTACAAAGTTAGTGTTGGTATACTGATCGTAAAGTCTAAACAAACTCCATTTATTATCGTCCATAACAACTTTTTTAAGTTCTTCGTTTCCTAAAACTCTAAACATACTATGCATGTTGTCTTCTGTTACAGCCTTGCGTAAATCTTCATTACCCGGCAATAATCTAAATAAACTGTGTAAGTTTTGTTCTATAACTGCTTTACGTAGATCCTCTAACTCACCTATACAACGTTTGTTATCTACACAACGAAATATACTATGAATATTTTTTTCGATAATAGCTTTTCTTAACTCGTCATTTTCACAAATACGAAATATACTAGGCAAATCTTTGTCAATATACGCTCTACGTATATCAGCAAATATTTCTTGATCAGGATATAGTATTTCAAATCTGTCTACTAGTTCAAATATTTCCATCAAACTGTTCCTTTAACCATGCAAAATCATTTATAAGTTTTAATGCTTCGACATTGTCTTTATTACGTGTGCCATAAGCTGCACCAGCTTTTGCTCCTGTTAAAGCATATTCTCCAAACTCAGGATCACCTTCTAAATATGTACACCATATGCGCAAACGTCTATTTGTTTCTTCGTCTTTTTGTCTATCAATGATTTTACTACTGAGTTTTACACATTCTCTAAATGCACTTTTCCAGGTGTTAAATGGATCTGTATTAAATCCAGTAACATTTGAGATTTGTTTCATTGCAACAAACTTATCACTAATGCTTGTGGTCATATCAGGTTTACTTGTGTCCATTAGCAACGTTTTTTCTGTTGGAAATAATTTAACACCGCCGTAACCATAGACAAGTCCATTTACAGGATTTAAACTTCTCCAAACATGCACTGCTTCTTTATTGTGGTGCTCGGGCAAATAATCAAACTCAAAATAATCTTGTATTACTGCATCGCCATCAATAATCCAGAACATATCTGTTTCACACAAACTTGCAGCAGCAATATGTGCTTGATGAATACCTTTTACACCATGTACTCGTTGAACACGAGGAAAACGTTCTTTTAGTTTTGCAAAGTTTTCATCAGCATTTGGTTCTTCATAACTAATAAAAACCATATCATAAAGTTTTGATTTAGGCGTACTTGCTAAAACTTCAATATGTTTTTTGTTAATATAAAATCTTGCTTTTAGTTCGCCTGGTCCGTGGTGACTGTTTTTTGGCATAAGTGCTACACCGTCGTAAAACTCGCCATTTAAAAATACATGAGTGTATTCTTCACTCCACTGGTCAACTACATAATCAAACTCAAAGCCTTCATGTATTTCTACATCGTCATATACAATCCACAAAAACTTTGTAAGACTGCGACTTTTTGCCTGTGGCACAGACTCTGCTTGCTTTGCAACAGGAAATCTTGCTTTTAATGCTTTGTAACTTTTGTCGGAAGAACTACCAATATAAAAAATATCATACATATAGTAGTTATAACAGAAATATTTATTTCTGTCAAGAAGCGATTCAGATAAATACACTGACGGAGGATCACCTATGACAGATTTTATACCCGGCGAAGGATACAGATTAGATGTAGTAGACGCCAATGATACAGTACTTGTTGACAGCTGGGCTGGACAACTAAAGGCAGATTTAGTTTCGCCAGACGGAACTATTATTGTAGATGTCGAAACAGGAAAAATATACGGATCATTTATTGGCGACATTGAAGATGTTGATGGAAGTATCATATTTGACTATAATCTAAAAGAGTTGACAGCAAATGTAAAAGGCGATGTATACAATACATCAGGCGATATTGTTATAGATACCGACTTAGGTCAAGTAAATGCAGACGTAATAGGTAGTGTGTATGCAACAGACGGCGATAGATTAATAGATCACGACAGCAAGGTTATTACAGCTGATCGTGTTTATGGCGATTTTTACGGTGACCTAACAGGTAGTCTTACAAGCGAAAGCACAATATTTGGTACATTTACAGGTGATTTTAACGGTACAGCATACGGTGAGTTTTTTGGTGATTTTACAGGTGGACTAACTGGCCCAGTTACAGGCGATCTCACTGGTAATGTATATGGTAATGTGTACGGTAACCTCCATGGACAAATAATGGCCGATGCTGATACAAGTTTAATGTCTCCTCCTAACCTTGAACACAATCAGCATAACTGGCTAGGAGGTATAGGACACCCTGTTGCACCTGCAGAAAATGCAGTTGCTCGTGGCCCTATTGTTGTATTAAGCGAGTCACGTGATTACAGTGCATTAAGAGCTCATGTACAACATTATGATGGTACTAACGTTGTTCAGTTAGATATTACAGGTGAAAGCAGTCATAAAGCTATTTTTAATGGCAGATTAAATGGCCCTGTTGTAGACAGCGATAACCAAACGATTGTTGATAGTATTACAAGAGATACTATCAAAGAAACAACAGTCCTTGGCGACGAAGTAACATTACAAGCAGATAGAGTTACAACTAAATCAGATTTAATACAAAGTTACAGTGCTGTACAAGCTAACCAATCTCAAAATGTACATCATGTATATAGAGGAGAGTTTGATAATCCTACTGCAATACAAACAGGCGACCTTGGTGGATCTCACAGTGTGTATTTCTGGGACGGCGACGATTACAAACTAGGCGGTGCTTGGGGATTTATTGCAAGACAACACCTAGATCAAACTAACTCTTTCTATCCTACTGGGTTTGGTATTAGTTTAAGTGACGGTGTTTCGCAACCAAGTATTACAGACGGTAAAGCATTACGCTTTGACGAAAAAGGTGTACTTAGTGTTAAA